TCTTATTGAGGGAATTAGTAATTCAATACACAGTAATCCATCGCTACTTCGATCTCTACTTCAACAGCATCAGATGTAGCCCAGTCAAATGAACCAAAGTTACCACTTACTAAGAATGCTCCTTTGATAATCCACTCTCCGACGATATCGCCAACTGGACCTAAAATATTCAAAGTTAAATCTTTTTTGTAGAAGTCTGAATAACCAGCTCTACCGGTTACTGATTCATATGATAATCGAGCCCATTCCATTACTGCTTGAGCGCCAGATGGTGTGATTGGATCGTAAAGAGTCATAGACATATTGCCCCACTCTCTTTTTCCGCGGATTTTTCTGTATGTGTTTATATGGTCAAGCTTTACCTCTTCGTCAGTAAAGTTAGGTGCTGCTACTGCTTTTACCATGAATGATGGAATGTTATCCATATACATGATAAATCTATTTTGTACTTTCGGTTCGAAAGCTCTGAACATAATTTCGTTTGGATCTAGTACTGCCATGTCGTGTTGTATTTTATATAAATATTGTACTTTTTAAGTTTATACGTTAAACGTTGCACCTGTTGGCTCGATCACAAAGTCAAGAACAATAAACTCTACTGTCTTAGCTGGTTGAATGAAGATCTGACCGATCAATTGATTACGATCAACTACATCAGGGCTATTGTTACTATCGTCCATAACAACTCTATATGCATATAATCCTTGTCTTTGAACCACTGATTCTAAGTATGGATTAACTGCTGATAAAAATTTGTTACGTGTTGATACTGTGTTTTGTTCGAATACCAAGTTCTTAGCTTGTGAGCCAACAAACTTTTTAAGTTCGATTAATAATCTTCTAACATTTACTCGATCTAAAGCAGAAGCTTTTTTCTGTAATGTTTTCTGTCCGAAAGCAGAAATACCTTGACCAGGGAATGTAGCGATTGGGTTAATGTTTGCAGAGTATAAGATATCTCTTTGTGAGCTTGTAAGCTTTCTTTCTGCTTGCAATACTGTAGGAATACCTCCTCTTACTAATCCTGCTGGTGCATACCAAGGTGCTGCTGATCCGTCTGTAAATGCATAGACTCCTGGCATTACTGTCGAAGCTGGACACCATTCGTTTCTTCCTGTTCCTGATGCTAACTGCACCCAAGGCCAGTAAGTTGCTGCATAAGATGAATTAACACCTGCTGCTGTATCTACTACTGAAGCTATTGCTGCTCCATGTGCCTCTAAGTCAATTACTGCAATACAGTCCCCTCTTCCTTCTGCTAGTGATACAATAGCATCAACTGGTGTAGAGTGTAGGTCTTGAATTAAACCTGGAGCTGAGATGATATTAAATTGGTATTCGTCAGCATTCTCTAAGATTGCGATTGCGTCTGTGTAATCAGATGCTACCAGTCCTTGAGTAGTTGTTGCAATGTTTTTAAAGTAAGTATCTCCACCGTTAGTTAAACTTCCTGCTGCTGAGTGAAATCCACCAACTGTTGCTACCGGTAATGAACCTGAGTAAGAAACTCCGGCGCTGTCTTCGTTAACTCCTATACCGTCATTTGCAAGATAGTTAAGTGTTGGTAAGTTTACTGATGATATTCTAACGTAGCTAGATCTATTTGGATACTCTCCAATTTGCTGTAGGTATGTAGAACCGCCGTCAGTCGTTTTAGCTGTATATTGGTTACCTATTCTCTTTTCAATATAATCTTCTGAGTTTGGGTCTAAAGATAGTTTTGTAAAAGTTTCTAATACAATCTTATTTTGATTGTTATCATCACCTCTACGGATAAGTAAAGAAAATGTTCCGTTCTTTGGATTGATGTTTGAAATTTCCCATCTTAGGTTATCACCTGTTCCTAATACTAATGACCCATCCCCATTAGCTGCTGGAGCTGCTGATGTCAGAGAGTTGTTTAATATTACACCTGATCCTAATGTTGTAAGGGTAAACGGTGCTGCTGTGATTGCTGGTTCAAATGCTGTCATTTCTGTATTGACTGCAGGTGTAAAACCTGATGCATTATGCACAACGCGAGTTACTAAGGCTGTAGAACCTCCTTGATTAAAGTAGTTCTTTACTGCTAAAGAGGTAAGGTATTCCTGCTGTACTGACCCAGATTTGAAAGTGGTACCGAACACTCTTTGGTACTCGCCATAAGAGCGAACTAGAGTTGGTTGTTCTACTGGACCTTTCACTGCAGGACCAATAAAGGCGGCACCGGCTTCAACAGGGGCAGTGGTGATAAAGGAAATGTCGTTTTCTCTTTGCAATACGCCTGGAGAGATTAATGTTTCTGCCATGTTTAAAGTTGTTTATTTTAATTTATATTCTATTATAAATATCTTTTGTATATCGAAAACAGTCTAGTTCTTTACCTAGTATTTACGTACATATATAAATAGACCGTTCCTATCGAAACC